GGTCTTCAAACCAAATCATCGAAGACACACTCCGTCTTTACGGGCTCGAATCGTTAACAACGTTCGTTAACAACATGGTGTTTGACGAAGACATCCTCGACCAAAACATCCTCGTTGGACGCATCCGTGAAACCGAACAATACAAAGAACGGTTCTCAGGTAACGAAGCCCGCCGACGAGCAGGACTAAACACACTGTCAGAAGCAGAGTACCTGTCACAAGAAAACCGTTACAGGTCACTGTTTCGCAACAGCGGACTACCTACACAAATGTTCACCGACAAAGAGCTAACCGACCGGCTCATCAGCAACGATGTGTCACCCGAAGAAGTCGCAGGCCGAGTACAAAACGCATACGAAGCAGTCGCCAACGCAGACCCTGTAGTGCTCGACGAAATGCGTCGCCTCTACAACATCGACGACGGTGGCCTCGCCGCATACTTCCTCGACCCCGAACGTTCACGCCCCGTGCTCGAAACACAAGCTCGAGCTGCACAAATTGCAGGCGCAGCTGCACAGTCCGGCATGGGCATCGGTGCCGGAACCGCAGAAGAACTTGCCCGCCGTGGTGTCAGCCAACAGCAAGCACAGGCAGGTTTCCAAGCAATCGAAACAGGTCAAGAAATTTTTGGTGTGACCACGCAAGAAGCGCAAGCAGGCGAACAAGCATTCGATCAACAAGAACAAATTAGTGCAGTATTCGGCACATCAGCTGCCGCACAACAACGACTACGTCAACGCACCCGTCGCCGTCAAGCGGCGTTCGAACAGGGCGGTCGTTTCGCTGGTCAAGGCGCGGAACTCACCGGACTCCAATAACGTGCTATAGTTGTCCCGATGCCCACCGTGGGCAGGAACCCCGATAAGGGAGACATAGCAGCGTCGCCATCTGCCTCCGGGTGGTGATTGGGCAAAGGAGTGTACATATGGACAGCGACTTCGATGAAGAGCAAGAAGGCAGAAACCCGTTACGCGATCGGAACAAACTGCTGGAAGCTGAAAACGCTGAACTGAGAGCGCAAGCCGAAGCAGCCTCAAGTGCCGCACGGGAGTTGGCGTTCGTCAAAGCAGGTATTGACCCTGAGTTGCCGATTTCCAAATACTTCCTGAAAGCATACGACGGCGATCTGACCGCTGACGCTATCCGTGAAGCAGGTATCGAGGCAGGACTTCTGAAAGACACGCAGGCCGAAAGCATCAAGCAAGAAGCCGGAACGTGGAACCGCACTAACGATATTGCGGCTGGTTCCGAAACAGAACCACAAGTAGATTTCGTTACACGCATTTCGCAAGCAAGGTCACAAGCGGAAGTCGAAAAGTTGCTGGCCGAAGCCCAAGCACAATCCGAAGTCCTCTAATTCTAGGGGGCTTCTTTTCCCGGAAGGAATTGATCCCTCATGGCATTTACCCAACAATCATCAGTATCCGTCGATCAGGCGGCATTTGATCGGCTTGCGTATTTCGCACTCCGTTCAGAGCTGCTCTTTGACGCAGTAGCAGACGTTCAGCCGGTACAACAGGCAATGCCTGGTACCTCAGTGACGTTCACCATCTTCAACGATCTCGCTGAAGCAACCTCAACCCTGACCGAAACTTCCGACGTTACCGCTGTTGCGATGAGCGACAGTCAGGTGTCGGTGACTCTCGCTGAATACGGTAACGCCGTTTCAACGACCGCAAAACTGCGTGGAACCTCGTTCCTCGACGTTGACACGGTTGCAGCGAACGTCATCGGTTACAACGCCGGTTCGTCAATCGACACGGTTGTCAAGACCGTCCTCGAAGCAGGCACCAACGTTAACTTCGGAACCGGCGGTTCATCGACCCCGACTTCACGCACCACTGTTGCAGTTGAAGACGAGATCGCTGCCGACGACCTCCGTAGGGTGACCGCCGAACTTCGTAGCGCAAACGTGCCGACGTTCAACGGAATGTACATGGGTTACATCCACCCCGATGTTTCCTATGACCTCCGTTCAGAAACCGGTGCAGCTGCATGGCGTGACCCGCACGTTTATGTCGATACCGACATGATCTACAACGGTGAGATTGGTGCCTTTGAAGGCATCCGTTTCGTTGAGTCAGCACGAGCACCATTGTTTGCTAACGCATCAAACGGTTCAGGTTCAGCCGGAACCATCGATGTGTACGGCACGCTGGTTATGGGCCGTCAGGCTCTCGCTAAGGCGCACTCGATTACAGACGGCAACGGTCCTCTTCCGAAGATTGTTCGTGGTCCAATCACAGACAGCCTTGAGCGTTTCCGGCCAATTGGTTGGTACTGGCTCGGTGGCTATGGCCGATTCCGTGAGGCTTCGCTTCGCCGTGTCGAGTCATCGTCCAGCATCGGCGCTAACTCCTGATCTGGATAACCCCTTAATGCGTTGCCCCCTGCTTCGGCGGGGGGCTTCGCTGTTTCTAAGGTGCTATTATTTAGGGACAACTACTGGGAGTAGACATGAGTATTTCTAATTACGCTGAAAACAAGTTGCTGGACACGATTCGTGGTACATCGTTTTCGGTTTCTAACGCTTACTTGAAGTTGCATACTGGTGATCCCGGTGAGGATGCGACTGCTAATGCGGCTACTGAAACGACTCGTAAGGTTGTGGCGTTTTCTGCGGCTTCGTCTGGTTCGATGGCTTCGTCTGGGACGGTGGAGTGGACGAATGTGTCTACTACTGAGACTGTGACGCATTGGTCGTTGTGGGATGCTGCGTCTAGCGGTAACGCTTTGTGGTCTGGGGCGTTGGCTTCGTCGGCTGCTTTGACGGCTGGCGACACGTTCCAAATCACCAGCCTAACGATCACGCTTGACTGATGGCGACTAACTTTCCGGGTTCTCAGGATTCGTTTACTAATCCTACGTCCAGTGACACGCTGGATTCGCCTGACCATGCGGGTCAGCATACGAATGTGAATGATGCGGTTGAGGCTATTGAGTTGGCGTTGTTGGATGGTGCGCCGTTGCATATCGATGATGCGAATGAGCGTGTCGGTATCGGCACAACTACACCTGCTGAAGAACTAGACGTGGTAGGAGATGTGCAAGTTTCTGGTCGTCTGGGTGTCGGCGGTGGCATTAGCGCAGAGTTAGATATTAAGGGTGCATCTAACCCTGAGATTCGCTTACAGTCAACTGACAGTAGCGACCCGTTCATCTATTTCGGCGATCAGGTTGATGCTGTCCGTGGCGGTATCGGTTATGACACTTCTGCTGATGCGTTGCTGTTACGGGGCTACAACAACAGCACTCGTATAGCGATCGATTCGGCGGGCCTCGTCGGTATCGGAACGACCGCTCCCAGCAAGAAACTTACAGTTGCAGGCGACATTCAGATCAACGGTTCCAGCCCAGAAATCTATTTCACTGACACGGATACGAATGCCGATTCAAAAATCAGTGCTAGTTCAACTGTCGGGTCGTTGATTATTGGGGCTGATATCAACAACGAAGTTGCTTCAACAAACATGGTGTTTCAGACTGACGGCAACACCAAAATGATTATCAAGGATTCTGGCAATGTCGGAATTGGTGACGATACGCCGTCATACAAGTTGGATGTAAACGGCACAGGCCGTTTCACTGGCACTCTCACCCTTGACGGAGATTTGACTGGAACGTCAAACAGCAACTTCTTCGTGGGTAACGACTCCAACGAACGCATCCTGTTCCAAGAGTCGTCAAACCGAATCTTCTTCATGACGAACGGCTCCTACCGTTGGTACATCGACAGTGGCGGTGATCTTCGTCCGTACGCCGACAAAGCCTACGACATCGGCTCCAGCAGTCTGAGGGTTCATTACCTTTACGGGTCAGTCATCAACATTGACAATGAGATTCAGGTCAGCAATGGCACAGCGGCAGACCCGTCGTTCACCTTTTCCAGCGATGGTGACACAGGCATATATCGAAGCAACACGAACGAAATCGGAATCACGACTGGAAATAGTACGGCCGCGACGTTCGGGTCTTCCGCTATCGACTTCAACAGAACGACATACCTTGACGGTCGAGCCATCTTCCGCTACACCTCTTCCTCGTCGAACGATTGGAGTCTCCAGCCCGTCCGAATAGAAACGACATACGACTCGGGTTTTGCCGCCCGTTGGGGGTCGTCGGACAGCAACACAGGCCAACTCCGACCCGCCGCAGGCATCTGGTACGTCCGCAACCACAACGACTCCGCTTACTGGACGCTGGCCGCTGTCATCTCAAACCAATCATCACGGGATGAAAAGCAAGACATTGCGCCGTGGACACCACCCACCCCAGTTTCAGCAGGCTCAATGGTTAACCCCGAATATCAAACCACAATGAGTTTGCTGAACGACGTAGAAGTTGTGTCATACCGTTGGGATAAACAACGGTACTGCACTGCTAACGAAACATTCCCTGACGACCCTGACCATGACGACGGCCATGTTTGTGGTGTTGATTGTGACCAATCACCTGAAGATCCGTGTAACTATTATTTGAACTGGGAACGTGGAACAATCGGGTTTGTTGCAGAGGATTTGGGCGAAGTCATCCCGCAAGTCACAAACATTGATCGACATACTGGGGCGAACACTGCGGTTGATGGTCTTGCTATGAGTGCTGTTATCGTTAAAGCGTTGCAAGAAATAGATGCACGGCTATCAGCATTGGAGACAGCGTGAACATTGACCCTATGGAACTAATTGCAGAGGTCGAACGGCAGTTCCCTAAAGAGTTAACGATTTGTGCTCAGGCTGTTCAGATCCGCATGTTACAGGAACAGATACCTGAAGAAGAACCTGCTGAGGAATAACTGATGGCCCGCCAGTACAACGACAGCGGGTTTACCTATAATGCTGCGACCCTCACCTACAACGGAGCGGCAGTTATTTCCCGCACCGCCACGGGATCAGGTACAGGTGGCTCGTCAGCAACCGGCAACAGTTTTACCGTTGAAAGTCGTACCGCAACAGGTTCGGGAGCAGGAACACAAACGGCTACTGGGCTACATAAACACCTGCGTACCGCTACAGGGTCCGGTACAGGCACATCGCTCAACGCAATCGTCCACAAACAACTACGGACAGCCACAGGATCAGGCGGGGCAACCACAGGCGACACCGCCACAGGACTCCACACCCAAATCCGCACAGCAACCGGCTCAGGTGCAGGCACATCAAGCGCTACCGGGCTACATAAACATCTGCGGGCAGCGACAGGTTCGGGCGACGGCACATCAAGCGCTACCGGCCTGCACAAACATTTGCGTACCGCCACCGGGTCAGGCGACGGCACATCAGCATCAACAGAACTTCGTATTGTCCCTCGCACAGCCACCGGCACAGGCACAGGAACCCAAACAGCAGTCGGAGCCAAAGTAGCCAAACGTGCAGGCACCGGAACAGGCACCGGAGCAGACATCGCAGCGAGCTTTACCAAGAGTCTTATCTTCCGGCCACCAGCAGAAGCCGACTATCCGCAATCCAGCTACTATGACCAGACACCCGCAGGACGACTGTTCTCATTTATGGAACCCGGCAAACGTAGACTTAACTTGTACAAACTTACAGACGGAACATTTACATCGATCGACCCACGCGACGACAACCTTGTCTCCAAAATCTATTTCGGAGGCCACAACAACTTCGTGACCGCAGAAGAAAAAACTGATCTAGTATCCGCAGGATACGAGGTGACCTAATGGCAACATTTATTCCACCAACAGACCTACTTCACCACTTCTCAGATTTCGATGTGGATATCCCGTGGACAGAAGATCAACGGTTGGCGTACAACTTTCTTCGTCATTACCGGCCAAACCCTCGTGGACGCAACGTATACAAACTTAACGACGGCACCTACGTTGAGAACGAACCGTCAGATATGTCGACAGTCGCCATCACCTATCACGGTGGTCACGAACACGAAGTATCCGCTGGCGAAGCAACAAGTCTTACTGCGGCAGGATACGGCGACTATATTTCGTAGTTATGAAACATCGTGAAGTACACCCAACGCTTGATGTCGAAGGTTGTTTTGGTTGCAGGATTGCAGGGGTTTCGTTCTCAGCGTCCTCGATGCCGTCCAGAAAACACGACAATAACCGGATCGAGGCTACGGAACGGCAGTGGTCAAAGGATATGGATGCTTACAAACGTCTGAAACAGGATGGTTTGCAGCCATCACAAATTGACGGCGCAGCAAACATCGAGAAGAAAGCAGACCATTCTTCGCAGGTTGTGACTGGAATTCTGTAGTACAATTACGGCATGGCTGTGTATCAAGGCAAGAACGTTGATCTGAACTCGCCTCGCCGTATCCGTAAAGGTGAACCAGGGTACGGTCGTAAGAAATCTGTGGTGTATGTCAAAGACGGCTCCACAGTTAAAAAAGTTATGTTTGGCGACCCGAACATGAAAATCAAGAAACAAGATCCTGCTCGCAAAAAATCGTTTGATGCCCGTCACAACTGTGATAATCCGGGTCCAAAAACTAAAGCACGTTACTGGAGCTGCAAAGCATGGTAGCGAAGAAATCAAAATCCCGTGTCAATGAAGCCGGGAACTACACGAAGCCTACGATGCGGAAACGTATGTTCAACGAGATTAAAGCTGGCGGTAAGGGCGGTAAGCCTGGTCAATGGTCTGCTCGTAAAGCACAGATGTTGGCAAAGCGGTATAAGGCTGCTGGTGGAGGCTACAAGTGAGTGCTAAGAAAAAGTCTCAGAAGTCACTTGAAAAGTGGACGAAGCAGGATTGGACTACGCCGTCTGGTCGTCCATCAACGCAAGGTTCTAAAGCCTCAGGTGAGGTTTATGCACCGAAAAAAAAGATTGACGAGCTGAAGAAAACAGCGGCGGGCCGTCGAAAGTTGGCGGCGGCTACAGCCAAGAAACGCAAAGCAACAAAGTCGGGAAAGCAGTACGCTTCGCACGGCTTACACAAGAAAAGGAAATGACATGGCGCATTACGGTGGCGTTTACATGAAGAAAAAGAAGGGCGGCAAATCCGCTCAGTCAAACGGTCCCGGCGACAGGTCGTTCGGTCCTGCGTTGTCTACAGGCGAGTCAAACATGAAGATGGGTAGGAAACGCTGATGGCATACGGGAAAAAGTCAGGCAAGAAGAAGGCCCCTCCGGGATACCATTACATGCCCAACGGCAAACTAATGAAAGACTCAGACATGAAGAGGCGTAAGAAGAAGAAGTGACTACAGCAGGTCAACTCATTGACCGTGTTGCTGGCGATCTGTTAGCAGGAACGGTAGAGGAACGCAACAGGGTCGCGACGGGCATCGACGCGTCCACAACCACCGTCACGTTCGAATTTGCCCTGTCCGGCCTGCGTGAAGGCACAGTATTTGAGGTCGGTTCAGAACAGTTCTATGTGTGGACAGTAAACTCGTCCGCTAAATCCGCTGTTGTCGAGCGAGGCTTTAATGGCACTACTGCCGCTGCCCACTCCGCTAACGACATTGTTACGGTAAACCCACGGTTCCCACGAGCACGGGTGTTGCAACAGTTAAACGCTGACCTTGCTGACCTCTCTTCGCCTCTAAACGGTTTGTTCCAAGTAAAAACTGTGGACATTGCGTACAACGGTAGCGACCGTATGGTCAACATCACGGGTGCAACTGATATCCAAAACTTGATTGATGTGCGTTACCGTTACCTGTCCGACGACTACCCGATTATTCGGGATACCCGTTTGCTGTCAGACATGCCAACCAGCGATTTTGCTTCGGGCTATGCGCTTGCGTTCGATACCCTTGTCCGTGCAGGCACAGTGCGTGTGTTGTATCGGGCACCGTACGGGCAGTTCAGCAGCGAATCAGACACTATCAACACTGTTGGTGGCTCTGACTTTCTTGATGATGTGCTTGCGTTGGGCGCACAGATACGTTTAATGGCTGGCCGTGAAATCAAACGAAACTTCACTGAGTCGCAGGGCGACACCCGTCGCGCTGAAGAGGTGCCGTCAGGTGCAGTAGCGAACTCTATGTTGCAGCTACAGCGTTTGCGTCGCGACCGAGTGATTGCTGAAGCGGCACGCTTGAACCGCCAATATCCGTTGCGTATCCGAAAGTAGGCGGCGATGTCGCTGATTACCTACACCACAGCGTTCCGGGGTGGACCGTCGTTTTTCACTGGTATTTCTGGTGCGTCAGAGCTGGTGCCCCACATTTTCCCGGTGTCGATTGATGGCCGTGCGTACATGCTTGACACTGCGTCTGGGCGGTATGCCCGCACGTTTGAGGCACGGTTGCGTGATTCGGTTGACCAAGCGGAGATACCTGGCGAAACCTCGATTAACCCGCAGGGTTTGTGGAGGCGTGGTCAGACATCTTGGCATTTCGGTTTCAA